TTGATTTGCAGGTTCGTTACGTTAGTGATGCTAGGATCCGCCCCATAGATCACCGCCGCCAGTCGGGTGAATGCCAGCGTGGCACCCACTGGTAGGGTGTCGATATATCTGTCGATCGCTGTCGTGATCAGCCCGATCAGGTTCGGCTTGTTGCTGGTCGGGTTGGTCGTCAGCGTGAAGGCGATATTCGCGCTGAGATCCCCGGGTCCCTGGACCGTAAAGGTCGAGCCCACTGGCCGCACGCCATTGACCGCCGCGTAGACCTCGGACAACAACGACGAGGGAGGGTTCCCTGAGCCGTCGTCCACTGTCACCACGAAATTACCCATTTCCGCAGCACCACCCGGTGTCACATTCTCCTGGATGGTGAACTGCAGTCCCTGCCGCACTGACTGAATCGCATAAGCAACCGCGCTATCCGTCGCCAGACTGCGGGTCTGAATGTAGTTGGCGAATCGCGCCCGGAACGCCGCGTCCGTCTCGGCATCGATGCCATTGGTGAACGCGACAGGGTTCGTCACGGTGTCAATACCGGGGATCGCGCTCGCCAAGAGGGATATAGCCCCCGCACTTACGTTCCCTGCGCTACCCGCCGACAGATTGCCGCTGGAGTCGGTCGTCACGTCCTGGACTGTGCAGGTCCCAGACGCCGTACCGGCAGGGATCATGAAGCCGTTCTGTGCCGCGTTCCATAAGCTGTTCGAGGTATCCACGACCACCGCGAAGATGCGCGATCCGTCGGCCGTCTTGACCTGGGCGCCGACCGGCACGAGTGCCGAGGCGCTCGGTGTAAAGCGCGAGAACGTCACAGGTCCGACGGCCGCCACCGCGGGCAACCGCGTCAGCGAAAAATCAGCCATCCAGCTATCAAGCGCTGGGCCCTGGCTGGTTGCGGCGCGGGTCATCTGCAGGATTTGCACCGCGACCCATTGCAGCCACAACGCGATTGAAGCGCAGCCCTCAGCCAGCGCGCGCGATATCGAGCCGACTGTGAAATCGAGCAACGCGGTGGCTGACCCCTGCGCCGCAGCCGCGAATTGCTGCACCAAGGCGGTGAAGGTCTGCAATGGCAGCACTGATTTGGTTCCCAGTTTTCAGTCGTCAGCGACCAAACGTCTAATCTCGTCTCTCAATTGTCAGGCTTGAAAACTGACAACTGAAAGCTGGTATATCGCTATAGTGGCACCGCGAGCACCTGCGTCTGCCCAGTATTGGCATCGGCATACTGGACATATGCATAGACGGTGCCGCCATTATCAGAAGATACAGTAACCTGCGGTAGCGGTGATTGGGCCACGGTGCGCTCGCGAAGCATCTGCGACGTGATAAGCCCTTGGATCGCCGAGGGGTTAGCCGGCCGACCGACCATCCTCGGGAGCCCGGCGCCATAAGGCAGATTCCAGATATAGTCTCCCGGATTGGTCAAAAGCCGACGCAGAACTCGCTGCTGTCCGAGGCTTGGATCGTTCACGCTCGCGAGGTCGCCAGTCGGCCCAAGCTCGAGATCGGAGCCAACCACGTGCGAGATATCTGTCATCAGGGCACCGGATCGTCGGTTGTGCCAGTGTCGCTGCCACCAGTTTCAACACCAGGATGGACATGAGCGTTGTAGGCAGCGCTCAGGGTCTGCACCGAACCATGCGCATTGTTCCGGTCGACAATGTCGCCGCTCACAGCCAGTGTGCCGGTGACGTTCACCGTGCCGTTATTGCTCAGCACGATCGAGGTCCCAGAGGCATCGATTAAGGCGATCTGCCCATTGCTCTCGATGAGCGCACTGGCCCCGGCGGCGTTCTTTACCCTGATGTTCCCTGCCGCGTCGAACAGCAGTGCCGACCCGCCTTTGTCGAGAAGCAGGATCTGGGTGGCGCCGAGCGTGCCACCAAACGGGTTCTGGGGCGGCTGCATTTGGTCTGACCAGGCGCGGCCCACAATCACGCCGTTTTCCGCGTCGCCTTCCATTGGCAGAACCAGCACCTGCTCGCCGCCTGCTAGCGGTGCATGAACCCCCCAGCCTGCGCCCACCGACTGCGATAGCACCGGTAGCCAACTCGTCAGCACGCCCTCCGGCTGGATCAGCACCTTCGCCGTGCCACTGTTCGGATCGTAACTTTGCACCACACCCATACGGGCCTGCCCGACCTGCGCATCCATGCTAGCCATGTGCAGCTTCAGAGCGTTCAGCAGCTGATCCACGCTCATGGTGCAGCCGCTTCCGTTTGGGGACTGTGATTCTTGGCGCTCAGATGCATGATGTAGCCACCGCGGCCGACCGTCCGCCTCACGGTGTTTGGATAATAGGTTTGATTATAACCGGTTCCCGTCCCGGTCAACTGTACCAGCACGCGCGGCGTCAGGATCGCGTCTCCCGGCAGCGTCACATTGATCGTACGTTCGTGCGTGATGATCTCGACGTACAACTGGTTGGCGAGCTGCTGCGCCAGATCTTCCGTTAGGTTCGGCCGGAGGAATACATATTGCTGGACGTTGCTGCCCGTGCCGACTGGCTTGGCACTCGGATAGCCTCGGGTAAAGGCGCGCGCCTGCTTGCCATTCCAGGATCTGACAATTACATTCACGCCCCTGGCGACGGTCAGCGCTCGCTCAGCCGAGAACGCGACCATATTGCTCTGCACCCGCCCCTGATCGTCCTGCTGCCACCACAGCAAATACGGATCTGAACCTACTGCAATCGGCGGCCGGAAATACAGCGTGTCGCCGACAAGGAAGGCGTCAAATCCCTCGTAGCGGGCCAGCAACACTACCTCGTCCCATCCGGTGATTGCCCGGTGGAACTGATTGAGCTGCACACACGCGTGCTCCAACTCATAATATCGCCCGACCGGCGTCGTAGTCTGCGTCACTTGTGACTGCAGTCCGACCTGTGCGGCCAACGACGCGACGATCTCGCTCGATGTCTGATTGACGTTCGCCAGCTCAGTCTTGAAGTCTATCAGTTTCGCCGTGTAATCGCGACCTTCGAGCTGGATCGCTCCCGCATTGAAGCAGTGCGTAGTACGGTCCACGGGTCCCTGCACGATGGACTGCCAGACCACCGCGTTCTCCGGTGCCCCGGGAGGTACCAAGCCGATCTGCACATCAGCGGCTATATCGGTCTGCTGCTCCCACCATGCAAAGCTGCCGAGTCCCGAGAGCGGCGGCGCCAGCGTCGCCGAGTAGCAGTCGCCATGATAGTTATTCGTGCTGGTAATCGAGGCCGAAAGCGCGGTTGGTATGCTTAACCCGTTCACCAGGACTCGAAGCCGTGGGCGGATCACCGCCGGCGGCGAATAGGCGTTGTTGATCGGCATTGTTACTGCGTAGCGACGCCGCCCGTGGCATTCGGATTCACGTCCGGGATCTGCAAGATCATCGGCCCGGGTATGTTCGGGTCAACCAGCCTGTTCAATTGCGCAATCCGTATCCACTGCGTCGCGTCTCCAAGCTGTTGCGCGGCGATGTGGAACAAATCACCGCCCACCACCGAGATCGTATTCATGTGCTCGTATTCACCAGATTGGTCGCGATCCGGCCCATCAACCCATTAGCCACCACAGCATTCGCGAGATCTCCACTTTGCGTGGCAGCAGCATTCATCCAGGTGAGCCCCGCGGCCGGACCGCTCACCCCCGAACCGCCCAACCCGTTTAGCCCGTTCTCGGCCTCTGAGATGGCGTTGCCTAGGGCGGCCTGGGCGGCACCCACCCCTGCAGTCAGTGTCGTGAACGCGGCAGAGCCGAACGTCAGGGCACTCGGCATAGCAGCTTGCTGCTGCACCGCAGTCATGGCTGACACCGAAACACCGGCGTTGTCCACTACATCCAAACCCAGCGCAGCGCTGATATCGCTCTGCACCTGGTCCAACAGAGTTGGGTCACCTGGTCCGACAAGCTGTGACGGATCAGCACTCACGGCGCAGGCGATCCGATACGGCACCCACCCGATTGTAGTATCATCGGCGAAGAACTCTTGGATCACTACGACCCACAGCTGGTCAAGCCACGCTAGTGGGAGCGCCTGTGCAGAGAGCATCATCGCGTACAACAGCTTCGCCTGCGCTGAGGCGCCTGGACCCTCGATTACCCCACTCCAACAGATCAGCTTCCAGTCCGGGCCTAGTGAAGACATCACCACGACGCCGCCGGGCGCTACGTGGCGCACCAACCGCTGCTGCCCGCCCCAAGTCATCCTTGGTGGCAGTGCGAGGTCGGCGAATGTTGCGCCGCCCAGTGTCAATTCGCCCCCACCCAAGCCGAGGATCTCCGATACCACCCCGGCGATACCCGCAACGGCTGAAACGAGTCCCGACATGCGCTAAAGTCCGACAATTGCGCCAAACGCCGGCATCGGCAGGTTCATCCGCGGGTCACCTCCGGTCGGGCCGGTAGGTGGCGCGGAAATCAGTGCCGCCTGGTGCGCCGTAGTCCCATCGGCAATATCGCGGCCATTGACGACGTAGACCGGTAGCGGCTCGTTTCGTCCCACGCTCGACGCGATCGGAGGTACATCTGAGCCGCCAATCGGCACCCGCCCGCCAGGCTCAACGGTTGCGCCAGCGCGGGGCAGTCCAAGGCCCGCGCCGTTCGTAGCCGCAGTCGTTGTCCCGACGACAGAGGCCGCAGAGCCCACTGCTACCCCAGTCGCCGAGCCTGCCGCCAAGTGCTCCAGCCAGGAGGGGAGGGACGGCAGCGC